CCCGCTCACCAAGGAGCAAGCCGCCAAAGAGATCACCATTGGCAGCGAAATCGAGTTCAAGGTAGGAGAGAAGACTGAGAAGAGGATCGTCAAGGCCAAAGCCATCGGCGTCATCGCTGGACCGATTTCAGGTGGCCTCCTGTTCCTAGATCACGACGGCATATCAGCGACTGAGCAGCTCGAAAAACTAGGCATCCCGCCCCGCAGCCTCCCCAAAACCGCCACCTGCACCTCTGGCCGCGATGGCCGCTTTCAGGTGCTGTTCACGGTGCCTGAGCGCTACTGGCCCAGGATGCGTAACCGCCGCGTCTTCGACACCGGCAAGGTGGACGCTGACGGCAAGGCTGAGCAGCTCGACCTTCGCTGGAATCGTCACCAGTCCGTCGTCATCGGCGCTCACCCCATCACCGGCAGCTACCGCTGGATCAAAGGCCGATCACCCGCAGAAGCCGGCGTTGCTGAGGCGCCAGAGGCGCTGATCGCCCTGTTATTTGAGGATCCCGAGCCGCAACCCGCACCGCTGCTCACCGTCACACCTCAGCCGATCATCCCAGCAACCCTGCCGCTGCTGGACTTCATCACTCTTGACAGCCGCACGCTCGTTGAAACTGGCGGCACGCCTGGTCAGTGGAACGACGATCAGCTCAAGCTGGCCCTCGACCTGCAGGGTACCGAGCAATGGATCATCGATCAGGGCCATCGCCCCGACATCACAGCGGCTGAGGCCTTTGAGCAGCACATCTCAGCAGCTCAGGCCAAGGCCAGGGACTTCGACGCACGCAAGGCCCGCAAGCGCTTCGATGGCGCGGCCGCGCACAACCCACACCCCGGCACCCCCCTCGACAAGCTCGAATCGCGGCTGAGGTTCCACACCCGGACTGCCAGGCCGGCGCTGCCGCCTAGAACCACTGCTCTGGCTTCCTCGCCTAACGCCAAGACGATCGGTGAACTGGAGTCGGAACTAAAGGAAGCACGATCCACGCTCAAGGGGCTCCAACCAAGCTCGCCAGATTTCGAGCGCACAAAGGCGAAGATCAAAGGCCTGGCCAAGCAGGTCTCTGAACTCAACCAAGGAATCTCGTCATCACCCGGCAAGCTGCAGCCCGTGGACGCAGCTGAGCTGCTCACCATGCTTCGCGCACAGGCTGGCTCCGACCGGATCCGGTTCAACCGCTTCTCTCAACAGATCGAGATGGACGGCGCCGTGCTGGAAGGCGCGGAGCGGTTCTACCTCTCGCTCGCTGAGCAGGGCTACAAGGTCTCCAAGGAGCTCGCGGTGGACTGCCTAGTCCAGGTCGCGCACGAACACCCCTACGACCCCGTGGCGCTCTACCTGGAGCACGTCGCCGCCACGGTTGAGCCGGCCTACATCGGCGGCCTAGCAAGCGCATACCTCAGGCCCGAAGACGCAGACTTAGGCAAAACCACCATCTACGACCACATGATCCGGTGCACCCTCATCGGTGCCGTAAAACGGATCTTTGAGCCGGGCTGCAAACACGATACCGCTTGCGTCCTGATGGGTGAGCAAGGCGCCCGCAAATCATCCTTCTGGTCTGCCCTCGGCGGCGCGTTCTTTTCTGATGCCCTAGGCGACATCTCCAGCAAAGACGACCTAATGGTTCTGCACCGCTCATGGATCATGGAATGGGCGGAACTCGACCACATCATGGGCCGAAAGCACGCCGGCCAGATCAAATCTTTCCTTTCGCAATCGACCGACCTTTTCCGCGTGCCCTACGGCAAAGCAACCGAAGCATTCCCTAGGCGCGGGATCATCGTCGGCTCAACTAACCGCTCAACCGGTTTCCTGCAAGACGACACCGGTAACCGCCGGTTCTGGGTTGTTCCTACCACCTGCACCGAAACCAATCCAATCGACACGCCTAACCTCATGGCCGAACGGGACGCCATCTGGGCTGGTGCCGTCAAGGCCTACCGCGACGGTGAAGCCAACTTCCTGCCGCCTGAACTGGCCACGATCGTCAGCCAAGAAAACGAAAACTATCAGGTGGAAAACCCGTGGAAGACGCCCATCGTTGACTGGCTGTCCAGGCCTAGCAATTTCAACGCTGAACTCACGTCAGAGACGATCCTCAGCAAAGCCATCGCTAAGCCCACTGAACGGCAGACCCGCGCCGATCAAATGCAGGTGGCCACCATCATGCGCGAACTCGGCTACGGCAAGGCTCGGCGCAGCGTTGCTGGTGTCCAACGTTGGGTGTTCACCAAGGGCTGAGCAGCTGCTAACCATCGCCCCATGAGGTCGGCAACTTGCTGACCTCTTTTTTTTGTCTCATCCTGGGACCCACCCTGGACTGACGGGATTGCCAACCTGGTCGGCAGAGGTTAGCAGCGGCAAATCGGCTGCGGCGCATGGCGTCTTCTACCGTTGCTAACCTTCTAACCTCTTAAGAAGAATTGATAAAAAGAGGGGAGATAGGGGGTAGGAGGCAGGAATAGCCGTTTTCCTGCCTCCTAAGACAAAGGTTGGCAGAGGTTGGAAGTTGGCAACCACCTGGATCCGTTGCCCACCCGCAACACATCCGCTCTGGGCAGGCAAACTGCAGCAACAGCAACAAACCGGGTGACGCTCAGCAAGCTCCAGCTGATCCGCCACAGCCCTGAGCTGTTGGAGATCCGCATCCCCTACGGCCACTCCGAACCGCACGAGTTCCTACTGGCCTTAGACATACACCTCGATAACCCGCACTGCGACCGCGAACTGCTACGCAAACACCTCAAGCACGTTCAAGGCCGTGGCGGTCATGCCCTCTTCTTTGGTGACATCCTTTGCCTGATGCAAGGCAAGAAAGATCGTCGTGGTTCTAAGTCCTCAATACGCCCTGAGCACCTTGGTAGCAACTACTTCGATCTGGTATTCAGCGAATGCGCGGAATGGCTCAAGCCCTTCGCGCAAACCATCCTCATGATGAGCGATGGCAACCACGAAACCGCCATCATTAACCACAACGAAATCGACCCGCTTGGCAACATGACCCGCCTCATGCGGGATCGCTACAGCTCACCCGTCGAGCACATGCGCTACCAGGGCTGGATCTGGTTCACCTTCTACCGCCCTGGCAAAACCCGTGGTGAACGCATCCGCCGCGTTGCCCTGTTCTTCCATCACGGTGCATGGGGCGGCATCGTGACCAAGGGCACCCTCGGTGGCATGCGTTATGCAGCCGTCGCTGAAGCCGACCTCTACGTCAACGGCCACAACCACGAACGCACCATCGTCTCTCACCCCTGCTACCGCCTCACGGCCGCCGGCCGCCAGCGCATCGCACAGCGCTGGCACGTCCAAACCGGCACCTACAAGGAAGAGTTCGCAGACGGCGCTGGCTGGGCCGTAGAGCGCATCGTGATGCCTAAATTGCTGGGTGGTGTGTTCCTCCGGCTCAGGCCCACCCCAGACGGCGTTGACGTGGCCCTGGAGCCCGCCACCTGATGCGGTTGCCCAACAGCAACGCATGGGGTTAAGCTGTAGGCGATCACCGCACCCGCACACCAGTGCCAGCCGGTAGGCCTTCAACGCTCACTGACGAGATCATCGCCAAGGCGCAGCAGATGGCAGATCTTGGCCTTCCCCATGCCCTCATGGCATCCAGGCTTGGTGTTGCAAAAACAACCTGGGAACGTTGGATTCAGAAAGGCCGCAATTCTGATGAGTCAACAAATGAAGGCAGATTGTGGGGAGTCATCAATAGGGGCGTTTCCAAAATTGCAGAGTCTTACCTGCAATCCCTTCACGGCCAAGCTGAATCAGGCAATGTCAACGCCATCACCTGGCTCCTAACGCATCACCCAATTACACGCGATCAGTTCAGCGATGCTGCCGCTGAGCGTCGCGCTGTTCAACGCACACTTGGCACGGTCGTTCAAGCCATCGAAGCAGCCGACTTGAACGACGATCAACGCACTCGACTGCTGCTGAACCTGCAGGCGCAGGGGCTGGGTGTCCCCGATGCTGACCGCTGACCCGATCACAGCAGCACTCGCCAGGGCCAGGCTCGGGCAGCTCACCGTCTCCGCAATCCCACCCACTGCCCCCTACACCCGCTCCTTCGGCGACTACATCGCCGCTGTCTTCCCCAGCTTCACCTTCACCCGTCACACCAACCGCCTGATCGCCATCGCCCAGCGTGTTGCTGATGGTGAACTACCACGCCTGATGGTGGAACTCCCGCCTAGGCACTACAAGTCCACCATCTTCAGCCGGTTCCTGCCTGGTTACTTCCTCCGCCGCTATCCCGATCGCACCTGGGGCCAGGGCGCCAACACCCAAACGCTCGCCGCTGAGTTCGGCGAAGCTGCCCGCGATTACTACCTCGCCTCTGGTGGCACACTGCACCCCTCCAGCACCGGCAAGGATCGCTGGAAGACCGCTGGCGGCCTGGGTGGGTTCTGGGCTGCAGGCGTCGGCAAAGGAACGGGCTTGCCGGCCGACTTCCTCAACGTGGACGACCCGATCAAGGGGCGGGAGGAAGCTGAATCTGCCGCCTACCGCAGGCAGCTGTACAACTGGTGGTCAACCGTCCTGAACACCCGCGAGGAACCGGGCGGCATCAAACTGATCACCCACACCCGCTGGGCAGAGGCCGACCTGATCGGCTGGCTGCTGCAGCAGGTGGAGCAGCTGGAACGTGACGGCGACGGCGACGCTGCCGAACCTTGGCATGTGATCAGCCTGCCGCTGATCGCTGAGTCGGTGATCAAACCCCTGCCGACCCTGGTCACCCGCGAGCCGGATGATCGCGAGCCTGGCCAGGCGCTGGACCCCAGCAGATACGACGAGGAATGGGCACGCAAGAAACGCCTCAACACCCCAACCCGCGATTGGGAGGCGCTGTATCAGCAGCGGCCTACACCCGGCAAGGGGACCATTTTCAGTGCGGAGATGTTCCGCTACTACGGCACCGCCGAGCGCCCCGGCCAACCCGGTGATGCCACCCTCCCTGGTCGATTCGTGCGGCGCCTGGCATCGATCGACTGCACGTTCAAAGACTCAGCCGGCACGGACATGGTGGCCTTCACGCTCTGGGGCCAGGACAGCGCCGGGCTGTGGCTGCTGGACATGATCAACCAACGCCTCGATTTCGCCGGCACCATGGACACCATCGCCGTGTTGTGGCCGCGCTGGGGATTCGGTGAGCTGCTGGTAGAAGACAAGGCCAACGGCCCTGCTGTGATCAGCACCCTGAAACGTGCCGCTGCCGGGTTCATCGTGATCGCCGTGAATCCCATCGGCGGGAAGATCGCCCGCGCCAATGCTGCTACGCCTGAGTTCAACCAGGGCCGCGTC